TATCCAAGCCTTACTGAGATCAGTCAGTATCCTCACGAACACATAACTGTCACAGTCTTGCTTAGTACCATGTGATGCAACTGAGCAATCATAATTAGGCTGTGGCTTAGTATTACAACGTTTAGTCTTAACGTCGATTCGATTCCCATCTTTTACTAAATCATAGTTATATGTATTTGCTTCAGTTGCTCCAATGATATCAGCCACGATTACCTCGCCTATCGCACCTACTACGTTACTAGTGCCACCTGTAATACTTCCCTGCAGTATGCCTACAGCAGAAGCTTTTTCCCTCGCATGACGCATGTAATCTTCGCTGATCGGTATCTCTATCATTAGCTTGAACTCAAGTCTACGACTTCGCAGGCATCTGCAGTACAAGCCAACTCACGAGAACCACTCGTATTATCTTCCTTTTCATAGTTAGAGAACTTAGTCCAATCTAAAGCAGATGGTACACGACCATTCCATTCTAGATAGTCATCAGCTTCTATATCCTGATAAGGAGCTTGTTGGTACGTGTGGTCAGAGAATGGTAAGAATGATACACCCGAAGCTATATCAAAGTTATCATACAACCACGAACCTACTTCCATCCACTCCTCTTCCTTTACAGAAATAGTTACAGATGGTTTGTGTTCGCACCAATTAAGTGCATAGAGTTTCCATAGTTCTAGTTGTTCTATAGCACTCATCTCAGTTCTAGTGATAGCACCACTAGGAGATTTCATAGGAAAAGAAAAGACCGTAACACTATCAGGTTTTGTGATATCAGGTTCAAACGGTATACCCTCTTCTTTCATAAACTGTGTGAGTGGGTCTTTGTTATCGCCACGTACAGTTCTGATGTAAAACGGATTGTGTCTAGCATGGATACCTGATGCAGAATCAGTTAGCTGAGACACAGTGCCACTTGGCTTTACACAAGTAATTGCAGTACTTCTAGGTATTCCTATCTTCTCTGCATACTCTCTGTTTGTATCGATAGCTACCTGCTTCATCTCTTGTAACCATATCTTAGAGTCAGTCATTCTAGCTAACACAGGATGATCCATGATACCTGTCAATGACACACCTAACAATCTTTCTTCTTCTGTGTTTGTTTTCCATATCTTACGTAGATACTTTAAATCTGTAAGAGTTGATTGGAATGTACCTAGCATGGTAGCAATCCGTACCTTTGATCTCAAAGCTGAAAGATCATCGTTCTCTCTTACGACAACTTCAGATAAATTACAGAACTGATATGGTCTAAGTATGATCTCTGAACAAGGATTAGTTCCCCACATGTAGCCTGTCTGTCTTCTGCCACTCTTAGCTACCTGCTCATCGGCAGCCTGTCTGTTAAACATACCTCTTTCACCTGACTTAGATTCATACAAAGCTAACCATTCTCTCATGTACGTTTCCATACTAGGCTTGCCCTTGTAGGCTACAGAGTTGTTAGCCAATGCTCTTTGACCTTGACTTTCCCACCATTGACCTGTCTTAGCGTGTGCCATTTGATCATCGTTTAGATTAGATAGGCTGATCAAAGCAGATCGTCTAACGCCACCTACTACAACAACCTCACCAACCTTACACATGATATCGTGACACTCAACAGGAAATAACTTTCTACCTGTTGCACTCTTGAATTTCTCTACAGTAAACTTAAATAAGTTAACAAGGGGATCAGCACCTGATGCTCGACCACCCATAACTTTTAATCTTGCACCTGATGGTCTTACTTTGGAGACATCCCATGACGGTATCATTCCTGAATAAAGCAACGCAACTAACTCACGATAAGCTTTTGCCCATCCTGCCTTACTGTCTTCCACCTTAATAACAACTTCAGACTCCTGCATGTTCTCACTAATGATAGGTAGCTTGTCTACGTTCTCTCTTTCTACAGAGAAACCTACACCTGTGCCACACATAAGTATGTACATAGCTTCATCGAATGATCTTGGACTGTCTACGGGCAGGTAGCTACAGTTGTAGCCACAAGTATTATCTCTCTTGAGTGCTTCACCTGCAGTCATCATTGCTCTCATAGATGGCATTACACTCAGACTAGTAATGTAGTCTTCCATCATTTCTTTATCAACTTTATCTATCTTGTAGTTGTGTTTCTCCATCAACGTATCAGCCATAAAGTTTACATATCTGCTGACTGTCTCACCCCAATTCTCTCTTCTTCCCTCTTCTTCCATCCATCTAGCGTACCTAGACTTATGTATAAACTCTTGATATGAGGTTGGTAACATATTCGATGCCATCTTAGTCTTCTCCTATTGTCTTAATTAATCTGTTTAAATACCATTTTGCTTTCTCTAAATCTTCTACACCATTCTTGTACTTATATCTACACAGATATTTAAGAATGTTGCCCTGAAGATACGCTTCAAATCCATCACCTGTGACAGACTCTATCATGTCAATAGTCTCGATGCCTGCTTTGTTGTAGTGGGCAGGACTATTAACCATGTCTTCTTCTTCTAATCTCTTCATCATATACTCTATATGTCTCACTACTGTTCTTTACCAAAATCTATTTTAACTACGTTTTCAGGTAAGTCAAGCTTTTCTCCTGTTTCATCTTGGTACTCTATCTGAAGTTCTTTGGCTGAGAAGTTAAACTCTATCTCAGCTTCCCCACAACGAAACACTTCATCGCCCCGTCTACGTAGCAAAGCCATGACACCCTCGTGCATGATTGATGCAACCGTGTGATCTTCAAAGGTCTTGTACTTTTTACCTGTTGTATCGTAGGCAACCAGATGAAACTGATCGTCTGGCAGTTCAGATATAATGACATAGTACTTATCTTTTTCCAATGACATCATTGTATTCATATCTTTCTTTTTCATTTCTTTAGCCACTCCATAGGTATTGATCCTTCTGCCCATCTGTAGTTGTGCTTGAGACACCAATCAGCATAGGTAGTCTTACTTCCTTTGTAGATTTTATTTCTAGCGTTCATAAACACCATACGTATATCTAACTTCTTGTGTTGTTCTTTAATCAAAGCCATCTTAACTCTGTCTGCTTTATCAAACTCACCCTTAGCTTCAATGTATATACCCGTAGCAGGAATGTAAAAGTCAGGAGTGTAGGTACGTATCTTAGGTACGAATGTTATCTTGTGTTTCTCGTACTCAAATTTTATTTTGTTATCAATAAGTTTCTTAGCCAATGCCAACTCAAACTTAGATCGGTATCCTGCATTTTGTTTAGCCACTATATTCTCCCCGTTTGGATTTTCCAACTCAATGATTCTAGGCGTTTGTTTATATACCCTGCCATCTTCGGGGATTGTTTTTCTATTGTAATAAGTTCGTCTAGCAGGGGATATATCGGCACACATAAAATTTTTCCATAGTTAAGGCTATAGTTAATTGTTTGAAACTCGTTCTCTACCTTGACAATGTCTCTAGCTTCTGTCTCAGGAGTTAACGTTCCGTGTTCAGAGAAGTTATCTCTGAGTGTCAAAGGTATACCTCTGTCGTGTTGTCTAAGGAATGTTATATCTCTACCCCCACCTATACCTTTGTGAGACTCAATGTACACATGATACAAGTTCTCGTTCAACTCAAGCAACTTAGTTTGGTAGTTGTGTAGGTAGATAGCCGACATTAAATCTCTTTCTTTTTTAAAACATCATACCACACTTTAGGTCGTGTCTTAGCTTTAGATATTACCTTATCGTGTAACTGTGCCTTTGACCAACAGTGTGATCTGTAACCACACATGCCACATATTTTAGGTAGGGTCTTGTTACCTGTCCTTATGATTTCACCTTTTACTTTGTACGTCTCAAACTCAGACTTAAATGGTTTTACAAAGTCAGGGTTAGGATCAAGTAATCTTTTTACTCTTACCTCTGCATCTTTTAAATATTCTTTTCTGTCTTCTTCTTGCCAATCAGGTGCTTCCACCATAGCAATCTCACCACTAGATTTGTTTACAACGATCCACCCACCAAACGGTAGACCCGTAGCTTCACCATACAGATGCCCTTGCATTATATAGCCAAAAGGATCATCTTCCTTTATCTTATCGTAGCCACCAAATCCCGTGTACTTAAACTTAAATGCCCACTCACTTGCAGACTTGACATCCCAAACTTTCTCTATCCCCATCTCATCTCTCAAGATAAGATCAAGTGTACCTGTTACTGTATGTCCACCGATGTCTAGCTTAACTGCTTTTTGTTTATCTACTATCTCTACGTCTGCTTGTTCCATGATAAGTACGATGACTGATTCAACTAAGTCACCAAACATAAATCGAAACAAAGCATTGTAGTCCATGTCTTCTTTGATACCCTGCCTATCTAGTAACTGTTGACACAATGGTCTACCTAGTCCTGACATACGGATACTGAACTTACGTTCTTTATTTAACTGTCTTTCTACAGACTCTTTACATTCTTTTGCAAAGTCCATAATAGCACTAGGGGAGATCGTGACTTCCCCCCTAGTTGCTTTTTGCATGTAGTCTTGGATTTTAAGCAGATTTAACATTGAAATCAGCCGACAAGTCTTGTTCCTCACTAGGAGAAATGAGTTTCAAAGCTTCTCTGTTCTGAATTAAAATGTTCTCATTGTGAGCCTTTACAGTCTCTGAGAAATCTTTCATCAATGTCTTATCTGTATCCGAGACTTGTACTTCCGAATGGAGAGTCGGAACAGGTACATAGTAAACAACTGAACCTGACTTGACCCTGCTAGTCGCTAACTTAATAACAACCTTTTGCATGATCTTCTTCTGTCTAGTTAAGCCATCTATGAAATCTCTGATAGGTCTAAAGCCTGATCGCTTGAAGTAAGATACGAAAGGCTTGTCCTTTATATCTACCTTTGTGCCATCTGCCTTAGTGAAGTCACCACTTATCTGACCATATATAACTTGGTTACACACTGCAGAACGTGACTTTACTTTAAGTGGATCATCATCCTTAAGAATCTCTTCTTCTTTCATTGATAATCTGCCACACTTGTTGCCTGCTGATGAGTCAGGAAATTCTCCTGCCAATGTAGGCTTCTGTACTGACTTGCAAGAGAAAGTTCCCTGCTCCATATCATATACACTCCACTCGAATGTACGTAGGATAGGTCTGATCAACACATCTTTAGCGTAGATGAACTCACCATCTACAAACATCTTCCACGAACCACGTGTTAAGGCAGTACCATCGTCTGTCTCCGTGTCGTAGTTAATGTTCAATCTTGGTAGTCCAACGTTGGATGTCGCCTTAGCTTGTCCTGTTAGTTCCATAAACGTAGCAGTATCATCATCGTTAAAAGCTGATACTAACTGATCCATTTCGTTTCCAATTGTCATTTCATTTGATTCCATTTTTATTTCCTTTAAGTTTATTTAAAATGTAATTAACCTTACTACTGTATTTCATGCAAGTCAAGCCAATTATTTCCTATTTTTAATTCTATTCCTATTGGCATGTCGTATTCTAAGCCGTACCTAGCTTTCGAGCCATCAGAAATAGATAACATGGCTTCAGATAATACCTTGATACACTGATCTTTTTCATCAGGATGTACGTCAAGTACTATTGAATCATGTACTGTGTTGCATATGACTGACTCCATTCTTAATTTTCTCATCACCTTGTCTAGCTCAACTAAGGCAATAGGTAGCAAGTCAGCAGTTGCAAATCCTTGTACGGGGTAGTTACAGATAGCAGTTCTGTTCGTGGCTGCCCCCCAATCAGTCCACTTAGCATCAGGGAAACAATAGACACGACCCGATGGTAACTTGATCTCTTTAGTCTTGACTGCTTCCTTTTCTAATTCCTTGTGCCATTCGGTCACCTGCTCATACTTCTCTTTAAAAGCCGTGTAGTAGGCTTGTTGTGCTGGAGTACCACTTACCCCACCATAGAGAGGTTTGAACGTGTGTGCCTTTGCATCCTGCCTTGAACACCCTATTATAGATGCAGTGTAGTTGTGAACGTCAGTTCCCTTGAGAACATCATCATATGCTTGTGGGTCTTTGGCTAAGAAACCTGCCACCCTGAACTCCAACTGAGAGTAGTCACCCTCAAGTATGTAGCCACCATCAAATCTACTTTCGACTATCTTACGTATGGCAAAGGTAGAACCACGTGGCATGTTTTGGAAGTTAGGATTACGACTAGATAGTCTACCCGTAGCCGTAACACACTGCATGAACTCAGGATGAATGAAGTTATCATCATCAACATTGTTCTTCATACCTTCAACAAAGGTAGATAGGTAGGTACGAATAGCATTGTATCTAGAGTAGGCTACACAAAACTCACGGGCATCACCACTTAGTTCTGTTGATCTGTCCTCAAGAGTTACTTTGTCAGTCTTAAACCCTGCAGATGCAGTATCTTTTGGATTACGAGGTACAATCTTAAAGCCTGCTACCTCATTAGTGTCTGTGTACCTAGTGCCTTTACCTTTACACGGCTTGCATATCCTGAGTATTTTACTTGGCTCTCCATTCTTATTGACGGGTCTGACCTTGCCATGACCTAGACAACCTGCACATTGTTGACCTACAGTTTTGTAGACAATGTCAGTCATGTTCCTGACGTTACGAATGAAATCATTCTTCTTCATACGTGTACGTAGCTTAGGTTTGATTGTGTTGCCCCTCATCTCCTGACCCAGATTGAATGTCATCGACCAGAGAGGTTTGTCTTTTACTTTACGTGAATATAAAAGAACACTCCTATCATCTGGACTAGATAGATTAACAGGAGTATCACCCATAGCTTGTCTAGCCATCGATTGCAGTTTTGTTTCCAAATAGGATAGTTCCTTATTATATTCCTTTTCAATTTCATCGAGGGTATCCAAGTTTATCTTAAGTCCGTTCATCTCAATACGAGTAAGAACGTTTGTCATTTCAAGCGAAAGCTTGAGTGTCGGTACTAATGTCATTAAATAGTTCTCCAAATGTTGTGCCAAAGGCTTCAAGTTGTTTTACTGCCACTTCTTCTGTAGCAATTACGTCTGCTATACCATATTCTTTTACTATGTCATAGGGTATATCATAAAATGTTTTACCATCTTTTAGATAAGGTGCAACCAAATCTTTTTCTTTTTGTGTAACACCATATCGTTTTGCAAGAGAGTCAAGACTAAGTGACCACCTACGTGCCTTAGCTAAGATGTACTCAGCCACCATAGTATCATAGATGCTACCATCGTAGGTAAAGCCACATGCTCTTAGCCACGTAAGATCAAACTTAAAGTTCTGTCCTACTATGACATCAGCACTATTCAAAGTACCCTGCATCTTATCAAACCAATCTGTATCTACAAACCCTCTCTCATCTGAGTGGTGTATAAAGTCGTAGCCTACCTCATCTTCTCCTAACCACTTATATCCGATAGATACAAGCCTATTGTTAAAATAAGGCAAAGCAGTAGTGCCACCTGATTCCTTTGTTTTATGAGTCGTCTCCACATCTAACGTTAATATATTCATTACTATCTATCCTTAAAAGTTTCTATCATGTGACAGTTTGCACAAAGAACTCTACACTTCCTTACCTCTAGCATCAAAACTTTTAAACTATAGCTTCTCATGCTAGATATACTCTTGTGTTTGTCTTTGAGATGATCAAACTGTAATCCTAACGGGTGTTCTTTGTACCCACATATTTGACAACCACACTTCATCTTAATGTAGTTTAACCACTTCTTTCTTATATTTCTAATCCTTGTTGTTCTGTCTCTTCTCTCTTGTTTCGTTTTATGAAACTGATCGGATGATCTCCAATCTTCTCCACCCTTAGACTTTACATTGTATGACCAAAACATACGACCATCTACACCAATGTCACCATGTTTATATGTCAATAGTAAATACCCCTATCCACATCTATCTGAGCATTGATCATACCATGCCACCCGTTGTTTTTATTTTTGGATATACAAATGTGTCTCACGATATTGTTAACTTCACTAGACCCCGTCTTGCCAATACCTATGATTACATCAGCTTCACCTGCCTTACCCGTTCTAGAGTTGTCAAGCATAGAGTAGTCAATAAACTGACGATCATGTGCATCGTAACTTGCCTGACTAACTGCCCA